GTGCAGGCCCTCATCTTCGGATGGGGGCTTTGCTTTTTTTGAAACTACTTATATATTAAGAGGGTTTTTTATGTCTGTAGATGATGCTGTCACATGGTTGATATATTATATATCTCTTTTCGCTTTATTGGGATTAGCGATAGTTGTAGAAATCAAAAAGGACAAAGAAGAACAGAAAAATATAAAAGATAGAAAGAAGGAAAAAAACTATTTAAATAATGAGGAAAATTGATGTCGTATCCAACACTAACACCAGAAAGTAATTCTAGCAAAGTCATACTTCCAGTAACTGGTACTATAACAAAAGTAGCTGCAAACTTGCCGTTTGGAGTTTATTCTTCTGATAATGATTTTCTTGTTGGTGCTACAGATCAGGTAGCTTTTACATATAAAATGCTTGGTGGAGATATCTTAGATATCGAACTAACTGAGCAAAATGTTTATTCTGCATATGAAACTGCTGTTTTAGAATATTCTTATATATTAAACATACATCAATCAAAGAATGCTTTGCCTAGTATGTTGGGTAACGCAACTGGCTCATTTGATAGTGACGGGGAAATATTGACGGGTACAGATATTTCTACAAAATATCCATCTTTTGACTTTGGGTATTCTAAAGAGATAGCAACAAAATTCTCAGAAGAAGCGAATGTTGGTGGCAATCTAACGCACTATAGTGCATCAATCGATGTCACATCAGGACAACAGAACTACAATATTCAAGAAATCATATATCAACAATCTTTAGATCCAGATTCAGCTTTCTATAACTCAGTAGATAACAAAAAATTGAGTATTAGAAAGGTATACTATAAATCACCGCGTGCAATGTGGAGATTTTATGGTTACTATGGCGGTATAAATACAGCAGGAAACTTATCAACATATGGCATGTATGCAGATGACACCACCTTCGAAATAGTTCCTGCTTGGCAAAATAAGCTTCAAGCAATGAACTACGAAGATAATATTTATACTCGTATTTCTCACTACTCATACGATTTAAGAAATAATGTCTTAAGACTTTTTCCATATCCAGAAAGCGAGATAAAGAAAATATGGGTAGAGTTTGTTATACCATCTAGTCCAACTGAAATACTTTCTTCTAATTTAAATAATGGTGTAAATAACATGAACACATTGCCTTTGGCAAACATTCCTTATGCCAATATAAACTCTATTGGTAAACAATGGATAAGAAGATATGCGCTAGCTATAGCGAAAGAAATGCTTGGCCAAGTAAGAAGTAAGTTTTCTTCAGTTCCCATTCCAGGAGAAAACATTAATCTAAATGGTGGTGATTTACTAGGTCAAGCAAAAGATGAACAAGGTGCTCTAAAAGATGAGTTGAAAACAATCTTGTCAGAAATGACTTATGATAAATTGGCAGAAATATCTGCTGGAATGACAGAGAATGCAACAAAAGTTTTGGAAAAAACACCACTTAATATTTTTGTAGGATAATAAAACATGGCAGAAGAATGGAAAAGACCTGAAGCTCCTCCTCCGCCTCTCTTTTTGGGAGAGAAAGAAAGAGACTTTACAAAACAAGTAAACGATGAGATAATAGAAAGAGTTGTTGGTCAAACAATACTTTATTATCCTATTGATTTAAATACAACCAACTTTCACCCATTATACGGAGAAAGTGTTGAAAAAACATTCTTACCTCCAATTAAGGTAAATGCATTAATAAAATGGGATGGTCATGAAACTATTACTTCTACTTATGGTGTAGACAAGCAAACAAAACTAACTATCAATTTTCACAGAAGAAGGTTGACGGAAGACCAGGATTTGTATGTTAGAGAGGGTGATTTTATTTTATATGCATCGCAATATTTTGAAATTGTAAAACTTATCGAACCAAGACTTCTTTTTGGTCAGCAAGAACATAAATTTGAAATAGCTGCGCAATGCATTAATGCAAGACAGGGAACTTTCCCAGAAGTAGAATAAGGAGATAGATATGTTTGAACCAGAAGATCCAAATTTGAATAATGGAGGAACTACAACTTCTAACGCAGGAGGGACAATAACTGGCATTGGTATTATAATACTAGACGCCGCTTCTGGGACAGAAGATTTTAATACTCTTATACAAATAATCAATGATAAATCTTGCCAATACAGAGGAAGAATAATGTATGTAAAAAGATTATCCTCAGATTATAATTGGCCAGATCCATTTTTATTTGAAAACAAATTTTATTTTAATGAAGATTGTGAATGGTATGAAAGTCCATTTGCTCTTGGTAATGTTCTAGGATAATATTATTATGACAGGTAGTATAGATCAAAAACCAGATATAGTCTTTGAACCTTCTCAGATAGAGAATGTTGATTTGGCTGTTTACAATTGGGTAAACGAGGAGCTAGATCTATATTCTTCTACGAACAGGGGATGGAAAAAAGTTCCTGTTATTTGGGTAACGGGTGAAAGATCCTGGCAAGTTAAAAATAATAAAGACTTGAGAGATTCAAATAATAACTTTATTTTACCTGTTATAACAGTAGAAAGAACAGAAATATCTAAAGATAAAGACAAGAAAGGTAAATATTGGGGCGATATTAGACCATTTAACGATGAGAAAGGTGGCTCTATAGCTATCCACAGGACCATAGAGCAAAAGCAAACTTCAAAGTTTGCAAATGCATATTCACAAAGAAATACAAGACAGCCAAACTTTAAAAGAGAAAACGAAAAAATTGTTTATGAAACAAAGTATATTACAATGCCAGTTTATGTAACTATGACATATGTTATAGACATTAAGACAGAATATCAACAACAAATGAACGATCTAGTTCAGCCATTTCTAACATATCCTGGCTCTGTTAACTATGTTATAATGAAAAATGAGCAACATAGATATGAGGCATTTATAGACGCTAATGTCTCGCAGAAAAATAACGTTTCAGAACTTCAAGAAAATGAAAGGCTTTTTAACTCTCAAATAACAATAAAAGTACTTGGACATCTTTTAGGTTTAGGCAAGAATGACAAAAGACCTAAAATTGTAAAAAGGCAAAATATAGTAGAAGTACAGATAGGTAGAGAATATGAGATTCTAGGAGAAGATTTAGGAGCTTCTGGTATAAAAACTCTAGAAGGTGCTTTGTCTGAGACAGAAGATGGTGGTTTACCATATATTTTAGATAGCGAAGGCAATTATATAATCCTGTCTGATGAGAAAAAAACATGCTAAATAAATGATTTTGCCAAAATAACAGACTATTTATTATAGAAAACTATTATAGTTAATATACTATTCGAGGAGAGAAAAGGATGCCAGCTAAAAAGTTTCGTTTTGTGTCACCAGGTGTACAAATAAAAGAAATCGACAAATCATTATTACCAGCACTACCAGGAGCCATTGGTCCTGTGGTAGTTGGACGCTCTTTAAAAGGACCTTCTATGGTTCCTGTTACTGTAAATACTTATGAAGAGTTCGTACAAAAATTTGGTGAACCAGACCCAGGTTTAGGTTCTGAAGATGTTTGGAGAAATGGCAATAATACTGGTCCAACTTATGGCGCATATGCTGCACAAGCTTGGTTAGCTAGCTCTAGTCCACTCACCTTCTTAAGACTTGCAGGTACTCAAAACGATGATGCATCCGATGCTGGCAAAGCCGGCTGGGAAACCGCAGGAAGTGGTAGTACAAATGATGCTGGAGCAGGTGGTGCCCATGGCCTTTTCTTGATTGCCTCTAGTAGCACAAACACAGATCAAACCGGTTCTTTGGCTGCGATATTCTATGTCAATGAAGGAAGTATTGAATTGGTCGGCAATGCGCCAGATGATAGTACTGTTGCAGCTGGAGCAGGAAACTCTGTATTGATTCAAAGCCTTCAAGATAAAATCTTTAAAGCTAATGTAACGGATTCAAACGGAGATGTTGTAGAGCAAGTATCTTTTAACTTTTCTAAATCTTCAAGCAAATTTATCCGTAAAGCATTTAATACAAATCCAACACTTGTCAACGGAGATATCTTTGATACTGATACAGTAAAAACTTATTGGCTTGGTGAAAGTTTTGAAGATTATATCAATGACGAAACAGATATATTATCTGGTTCTGCAGCTGGGGCTCAATATGCATTTATTGCTCCATTAAAAGTAGCCAATAGCGATAGTAAAGACTTTAGAGTTTTCCGCAAACCTGCATCTCCTGCAAAAACAGGCTGGATTTTCGGACAACATACTAGCGCTGATACTGGTAGCTTTAATATTGAAAATCAGCCAAAATTGTTCCGCTTAGTTGCTGGCGAAGGAGCCGGTAGTGATTGGGAACAAAATAACTACAAGATCTCTATTTTCGATATTAAGCCTCCTATGAATGATTTCCAGAAATATGGTACATTCTCTGTTGGTATTCGTAATATCGCTGATTCAGATAAGTCTCCAGAGTTTATCGAAGTATTCTCAAACTTAACACTAGATCCAGGCTCTCCTGATTATATCGCCGCCAGAATCGGCGACAGAAGAGTAGAGTGGGTAGTAGATAGTGTTACCAAAGAAGAAAGATATGTTGAACTAGGTGATTTTGAAAATAACTCAAAAGTTATTCGTGTAGAAATGCATCCTTCAGCTAAAAGTCAAGATGCTGGAATATTGCCAGCTGGCTTCTTTGGTCCAACAAGACCAAAATCTTTTAGAATCGAAGGTGCTGATGGTACACCATCAGAACTCAGCGCTTCTATAGCAGCTGACAACAAAGATCCTAATAAAAACGATGCATCTGCTGCAGCAAAAACTTTTATTGCGGATTACTCTGCTTCTCTTGTATTCCCATCTTTACCGCTATTATCTAGTACATCAGATGCTGGCGTTTTAGATGATACACAAGCATACTTTGGATTTAAAGCTGAAGCTCCTTTGAAGCAGTCTATCAAAGATTTACTAAAAACAAAACCAGTTGGCCTAGACTCACATATAAAAGATGACCAAACAGAATACAGTTTTGTTTTCAGCTTAGATGATGTAAAATATGACAGTGACACAGGCGTTGCAACTTGGGTATCTGGCTCTAGAGTAGCAGGAACATCTTACACTGCAACTGGCAGTGTTGCTGGTGTCTCTGACAATGATTTTGAAGACCTATTAGACTTAGGATTCAACAAGTTCACTATGCCATTATTTGGCGGATTCGATGGACTAGATATTACAGAAAGAGAGCCATTCAGAAATACTCAATGGAACAGTTCCACAACAGCTAAAAACAGCTATTCTTTTCACTCTGTAGATAGAGCGATTAAATCTCTAAAAGATCCAGAAGTCTTAGACATGAACTTGATGTTAGTTCCTGGTATTACAAATCAAGTATTAACAAACAACATGATTAAGGTTTGTGAAAACAGAGCTGATTGTTTGGCGATTATAGATCTTGAAGGTGGATATGTCCCAGATACAGAAAATAGTCTTGAAGATACTAATACATTAAGACTTGGCAGTGTTTCCCGCACAGTAGATGCAGTTAAAGCTAGACAGTTCAACAGCAGCTATGGTTGTGCTTATTATCCATGGGTACAAATGGTAGACTCTAACGTAGGCGTAAAAGTCTGGATTCCACCATCTGTTGTAGCCTTTGGTACTATGGCATCAAGCCAAGAAAGCAGCGAAGTTTGGTTTGCACCAGCTGGATTTAATCGTGGTGGACTTTCTGTAGGCTCTTCTGGTCTCTCCGTCGTAGGCGTAAGAGATAAGTTGACTGCTAAAAACAGA